TGTAGTCATACTCCTGATATCGGAGCAAGAGATGATTATGAAAGAAGTATTAAACATTATTTAGCAGATGGTGGAGTTGTTAGATTAAATTATCTATGTTGTAAAACTAAATATATTGCTGAGGGTGGTATCGGTATTGATAGACAGGGAGATGAAACATTAAAATTATTAGTTGATACATACCCTGGATTAGTAAGTATCAAAATGAAGAAAGCAGGTCCTAATCCTTTGTTAAAAGACAAAAGATGTGATATATTATATTAAAAATAGTAAAGTGTCATTATGACACTTTAGAAATTAAAAGCAGATGACCAAGGGTCATTTACCCTAAGTTGTGAATTGATATCATTGAATACTTTATTCTCGTGTCTTTGCGATGCCTGTGCTTTACGTTTTTCTTCCTTTCGTTTTTTTCTCATTGTATCGTATCTTTCAACTCCCTGAAATATCATTTCTTGTATTTGTTCTTGTGATAATCCGTTATTGATAGGATGCTGTCTATTGTAATCTTCATTCATTTTCTTTTGTTTGTATGCTACTTCTGATGCTGGTGGTTCATATACAGGAGCAGGAGCGGGTGCCTGTGCTTGTTTCTTATTCGCTGCTCGTTTTGCTCTACCTTTTGCTAACGCTGCCTTCTGTTTTTCAGATAATTGACGTTTCTTTTTAACAGGTTCTATCTTAGGGACAATTGGTTCCTCAAGACTAGGTTGGGGTTCAATACTGACTTTCTTAGGCGGTGCTTTCTTAGGTTTGAATATATCCTCTTTTTTTAATTTTTCCTTTTTTTGAGGTGGGGGAGGTAGAGGTTCTACTTCCTCCTCAACACCTTGTTCTTCTAACTGCTGAAATTCTACGCTATCATCAATATCATCGGGATATTCTCTCACTTCAATATCATCTACTTCTTTTTCAGGCATTTGAATATCAGGTATATATGACATCTTTATTTACCTATTCATATTAATTTTACCTAAGAAATTTTAAAAATCTTTGTGTCAAAACTTACTTTGTAAGTTTTAAGCGCAGAGCGGTCATCTTAAAGGTCATCCTCAAAATCTTCAAGGTCCCCGCTGTATTTCCATAAATCACTTTTGTCTACACTATCATCTTCATTATCGGGGTCTGCCATCGCTGCTACTTTTCTTCTATGATATTCTTGTACTGCCTGGTCCCATTTGATAAACATTCTATTCCTAATTTTCGCTTCACCTATTGCGTCTAAATATTCATCATATACCATCCCATCTTGATATGAATATTGTACTCCTTCATAATTAAAGTCAATATAATCATCGGGTCCCATTTCTTCTTCTGAAGTAGTATCCGGTTCCGGTTCTTCGTCTTCTGTATCATCATCAGTATCATCATCAGTATCTACTTGAGGTCTCGTAGTAGCAGGTTTTGGTTTTGGTTTTGGTTTTGGTTTTGGTTCTGAGATATGTATACCAGCATCCAGTAGTTGTCTGTATGCTTCTTTTCTAACAGGTAAGTATCTTGATGTATCCCCCGCTAACTCAATCAATGTTTCTATTTCTTCTTCGGTAAGTCCACCGATTAGTTCAGGTTCAGGAGCAGGTTTTTCCCTTCTTATTGGTTTCTTTCTAGCAGGTGGTTTATAAATACCCATTTGGTAATCATCTTCATCTTTTTCGTGTTGAAGTTTGAATTCATCATTGATAAATTCAATATCAATGAAATCTTCATCAAACCTACCTACATAATTACCCCTCATATCGTAAATATCATCAGGGTCATCAGCGAAAACTTGATACAAAACACCCTCGTATGATAATAAATCTACTCCCTCTATTTCTTCATCATCTTCATCGGTATCTGTATCTGATACATACTGACCTGCTGCTTTGTCTTTTTCGTTTCTATCCGCTATTGCTTTTGCTGTGCGTCTTTCTTCTTCTTCCTCTGCTTTTATTCTTAATGCTTCGTCAACTTTAGGTTTAGTTTTGACATATAATTCTTTTATTCCTACAAGCGTTAATGTATCAATATTTACACTAGGTAATTGTTCTCTTAGATATGATTTGATTTCAGGTAAAGGTGGTAAATCTTTGTATTGAGGTGCGAATAATTCTTCATTCTCTTTTGCTTTCTGCTCCATATATAATAATTTTAGTTGTCTTAGAGGTATACCTAAGTAAGCAGTCATAGCTATTCTTGTAGAGAGATAACCTCTAATCTCTTCTGCTGGTGGTAAATTTTTATAGATAACTTCTTGTTCTGCTGATAACTTACCTGAGATAGCACCCATCAACTCTACTTCTTGTCCCGATACCTGAGGTGCTGGTGGTTTAGTTTCACTACTAAATCCTTGTATTTGAATACCTGTTTCTGCCTTTCTTTCTTCTGCTTTTCTCAAACCTTTCAGGGTAGTTGGTGCTCTACCCTTTGGTTTTTTCGTGCCCGTAACAGCATATCCTAAATTACTCAAATCTTCACGTAATGCTTTTACCCCCCTCTTCTTCTTTTTACCATCTACAACTTCCGTAACCTTAATCGGTACTTTATTCTCTTTGATAAACTTTGCTATATCTTCTCTCCCAGCGTTAATATCAATAGTCGGTTTACTTGACATTTATTAATACTAATTATTTTTTTTTAGAGACACTTTTTGATTTTTTTACTTTATCTGCTAAATCTTTATCTGCTTTACCCCAAGTTCCGGGTTGTTTCATAACAAATGAGTAGATACGTGCTTGACCCCACTGAGTAGCGGACATCTTACCTTTCAGCGATGCTCCACCTACTTTCTTACCTGATTTACTCCTTACGCTCTGAGGATTAGATTTATGTGCCCCTCTGCCCCGAGACATAACTTGATTTAAGATAGATACAGATATCCCTGTAAGTTTACTTATCTCAGCGATACTATGTCCTTCATCTGCTTTGAAACCATATTTCTTATTGAATTTCTGTTTATTTGTTGGCATTTTGTTATTAAACACATTAAAATAAAAAATATAATAAAATAAAATGAGTGATAAGAAACCTTTATACAAACCTTTTAAGAGTAAAAAGAAAGGTAAAAAATTTTCAGTGTATGTTAAGTCTCCGTCAGGAGGTAAGAAACTAATACACTTTGGAGCATCGGGGATGGATGATTTCCGTTCAGGCACAGCAACAGCAGAGCAGAGAAAAAGTTATTTAGCAAGAGCAAAAGGTATCCGAAAGAAAGATGGTAGTTTAGCGTATAAGGATAAAAATAGTCCTAACTACTGGGCGGTGAAGTATCTTTGGAAAGGGTAGGTTCAGGTTCTATTTCACTGATAATCATACTATCTTTTCTCTGTAATTTAGGTGTAGGTAATATAGGTTCTTCTTGATTTTTTAATATTTCATCTTCTTTATCTAATATTTGTTCTTCTTTCTTATTCATTTTCTTTAATTTTTCATTTTGTTTTTTTGCTTGGTCTTTTAAACCTTTCATCTCTTCTTCACTAGGCGGTCTTCTTTCACAAGAGAATATATAACATAAGTTCATACGACAATGACACTTACTTTGCCATATAACTAATAATAATGACCCTATAGCGCCCGCTATCATAACGAAAGCACCTGCTAACTGGTCTACACTCATAGGGTCAATTTTTATTAAGGGTTCCGCTTCGGGTTCAACTTCCGACATTATTATTACTATAAATTTGATATTATTTTTATTGTATAATTTATTTATTATGATTGTTGTTGGAGGTTGTAGATATCCTAAAAATTATCAGTCAATTGCTTATCCTTTGTATCAGTCTCCGCACGGGGGTATCTGGAAACAGATACCTAAATATTATCAAGATTATGATGAAGAGATAAAAAAACAGCAAAAATATAGACAACAACAACAAAAAGAGAAAACAGATAAAGAGAAAGAGAATTTCTTTAAAAGATTTTTCGGTGGTTTCTTTGGGTTTGATAGCGAAGAACCTGAAATATTAGAACCTGATTATCCCTTTAATGTATTCGGATTAAAAAAATCTGCCAGTAATGAAGATATGAAAAAAGCATATCGTAAATCAATATTGAAAAATCATCCTGATAAGGGTGGTAGCAGTGAAGCGTTTAGAAGAATACAAGAAGCGTGGGAGTATTTTAAAAGTAAAGTGTCATAATGACACTTTTGTAAAAAAACGAGTTTAAATTTGATTTAATTTTTATAAAACTAAATTAGCTATGAGTAGATTAAATAAAGAATATCCTGTTTGGGATAAGTTAAAAATGTATATGAAAGAAGACCCTGATATCACAGAAGACCAAATCAAGAGTTATATGAGAAAGGTTAAGCGAAATCCGTTTATCAGATGTCATTTAGAATTATTACAGATACAACAAAATAGTTTAGATAGAAGTTCTGAGACAATATTTCAATTGAGAAGTGAATTGAGACGTATTGAAAGTTGTAAATTAACACAAGTAATTAGAGAAAATCAAGAATTAAAAGCAGAGATAAAAGTAATGAAACAAGATATACAAATGCTCAAAGATAAATTAAACGAAGTATGCTGCGCTAAAAATTAATACTTAGGTTTGTAAGGTTTAGGTTTAGGTTTAGGTTTTCCAGGTTTAGGTTTTTTAGGTTTCTTAACACCCTTTTTGTAAGTAGCACCGAATGCTTCTTTCGGTCTAACTCTATTAAAATTTTCTACCCTTGTAGGGACATTATGTTGATTTCTATTTTTTCCGTATAGACAATTCGGGCACGGGTCTATCTCTAATGGTTTCATATTCTGAACATTTTTCTTTTTTTTATGAGGCATTTTTTAATTTAATGAATGAAATAAAAATAAATTATATTATATAAAAAGATGAGTTTAATTATCGCAAATAGCACACAGGACGGATACAACCGAAGTGAAGGTGGTATCAATACACGAACTAAACTAGGTATAGAACAACCTTCTCAATTTCAAAATCATTTCACAAGTCCTATCAAATTACCACCGAATGCTGAGATAGCAGTAGAAAGCGTTAAGATAAGGCGTGATGCTTTGGTTGATGTAGAAGCAGAGACTATGATGTATCATTATTTTGGTCATTTACAGAATATAAACGATGGTATTGATTTCAAGGATAAAAGAGTAGAGATGCCTGTGCCTATCAAACCGAGACCTGGAACTTATACTGTAGATGAGTGGTTAAAAGAGATAGAAGATAGATTAGATGAAGCATACGGAAATCCTGAGACTTTTGGTTTTTACGGAGTTACTGCGAATACAAATGCCTCAGGAGAACCTATCACTATCTCAATTGATAGTTTACAGAGGGGGTCAGCAGTATTACAAAACAGGGTGCCAAATACCGGTGAAATGTTATCTCCTTATTGGGTTGCTCCTTATCAGTTATCTGATGGATATAGTCAACCTACAAATTGGACTGCTACTCATTCTATCGCTGGTTCAGCACATAAAGTATTTACAAGACACGCTGCTAACAATGCTTCGGATGATACAATATTGAAAAAGTTAGATAGACGAGAATGTAGTGTTATCGGGCACGGACATCCTTTAGGTCTATGCCTAGGTAAATTTCTTGTTGCTGTAGACAATGCTTCATCAGGCGGATGGCGTGTAGGTTTATCTCGCCCTCAGATGGAATATGTTAGAGATACTACTAAACCTGCTGGTAGAGGTAGGGCAAATCTTTTACCGGGAACTCGTCATCCTAACGGAGGATTTGATGGAAATACCCCTATGTCTACTCATTACCGAATGACTAATCAAGCAACAGGAAGATATCAAAAGGATTACTATGATTATATGGTTCAATCTGACGGAGAATACATTTCAGTATTTCAGTTATCTTATGATAATGAAGTTCAGTCAAATATGTTAATTCAGAGTGAAGTAGAATATTGGGGTGCTGGGATGGCGTTTACTGATAAATTAACAAATGCTTCATTTAATGCTTCATTTGACGCTGTTTGTTTTAGAACCAACGGAGATGAATTAACCCTTTCTTTTAATGCTAAGTTTGATGGTAGCGGCACCGAAACATATGTATTAGCATCAACTATATCAACAAATAGGAAAAAGAGTTTCTTACCTATCGGTGCTACAAGACAGGCATTGTATCCAAGACTAAATGTAGCAACTCAGGGTCAAGGTTTAAGAATATATGATTACAGGTCTCATTATACTACAGAGGCATATAGATATCCTACATATGATGTTGAAAATTTTACATTCACTACGGGTGATGATTTTTACAGCAATAACAGAGTAGATAGATTAGGTGGTGGAAAAATAGGTGGTGATGATAACAAAGCAATTGTAAGAGATACGAAAGATAGACCTTATTGTTTATCTCAAACTTTAATCTGTGATACTAAACCTCAATATGAAGTGAATGAATTAGCAAGTGAAACAAGAGTTAGTGAATATGATGGATTACACGTAAGCGGCACAAGTATCAACAAGAAACACGCTTTTATCATTGGTTATACTGAACCTAATAGCGTAGATGATTATTTAGAAGGTAAATACAGAACGACTGATACATCAGGTAGAGCAAAAATGAATAGACTTCTTGGATTTCCGAATAAATCAGTTATAGATGAAACAGAAGGTATTGCTGAAGGATACGTAACTATCACCTCTGCTGGTGCGGCAGTTGAGTTTTCATCTTTTACTCCACCTGATTTTAGGGTCAATTCAGCATTTGTTAGAGTTAGTAATATGCCTATTCAGTCTTATAACGGGACTAAACAGAGTGTAAGTAAGATACTTTATCATTTACCTAGGTTTACAAATGATGGTAGAGAATTTGGTGATTTGTTTTTCGCTCCCGGTGAAAAGACATATGTTTCGCTTCATAATCCAACAGCACAAATCTTAAATAATATTGAGGTTCAGATTGTTGATAGTCAAGAAAGACCTGTAAGTGATATTTCAGGCAACACTATTGTTGTATTTCATTTGAGACAGAAAATGTAAGCGAAGCAACAGGATGAAATCCTAAAGTGTCATTATGACACTTTTGATAAAATCTTCTTTTTAAAATTTATTTAGTTTAAATTATTTGTTTATTAAAATAAAATGACTAGTTATTCAACACATCAAGAGATAGTGCCGAGTAATATTACTTCTGATGGTAAGTTATCTTACTTCTCAGGGCAACCTACCATCCAGTTTCTGATAGGTGAACAGGATAGATTTATCAAACCAGGTAGCATTCGTCTTATCGGTGAATTCACAGTATTCAAGGATGCTGGTAGCACTACGCTACCGGTTGAAGCAGATAATATCCGTATGAATGAACGTTTAGGTGTCAATGCTATTGTTGACCAACTGACTATTTTTAGTCAGAAATCCGGTCAGGTGATGGAGACTATCAATCATCATAATCGTATGATGTCTTCATACCTATCCGTAACTCAAAGTTTAGATGATTTCGCAGGACACACATATGAAACTTCGCTTCGTTTCCCTAATTACAAAGCACAGCAGTTAGGTGTTATTGAAAATACACAGGCAGATGACCCGCAGGGTAAGAATGAATTTTGTATTCCGTTAGTCTGCGGTCTATTTTTAGGTAAAGAACCGATACCGCTATCGGGTCAGTGGGGTGTAGGTGGTTTACGTATTGAAATTCAGTTAGCACCGGATAGCAATGTATTATTCAGTGCTAATGATACTATTACAGCACTTGCTAATGCTCATTATCAATTATCTAATGTTCGTCTTGTTTGTGAGACTATGGTTCCTCCTCCTGACCAGTTATCTCAGTTAATGTCTCAGACTACAAATACTTTTGTTTACAATAGTATTACTTCTTTCTATCAGACGATTAACTCCGCGAATGCTAATATCAATTTCAATCTTGCTTTATCTAAGGTTCTTGGAGCATATATGAATGTTGTTCCTGCTTCTCATATCAATAATCTTGCGAGAGACGGACTTGCTACAGTACCCTTTACAAATGTTGCTGATGGGACACGTGCGGTAGTAGAGCAGTGTGTATTTACTAGGGGAGGTGAGCGATACCCTCTTCAGTATAATTTAGATACTTCACAAAAAGAAAGTGCTTTTGTTGGTAATGATACTATGGATACTCAGTTAGCACGAAACTATATGAATGCTGTGATGGGTTTTGCTAAGATTGGTAGAACTAGTGTTAACACAGATAATTACAAGTATTTTGATGCTGGTGCGACTTTCCAACACGCTAAGACAATCAAGGATGGTGGTAGTGCTTGGGGTCTTGGTATTGCTTATGATACTATTTCAGACCAGGGTATCTCTTTTGAGAATGTGCCTTTCGGTGTTCAACTCCAACTTCGTTTAACTTCGGATAGTCCACAGGCGATTTTCCTGTTTGTTCACTCTAAGCAAACGGTAGTCTCTACTCCACAGGGTATCCAGGTAATGAAATAAATTTTAAATTTTTAATCAATCGTTTTTTTTGAGTTAATACATTATATAATATGACAAGTATTAATAATTCTGCTATGGTTCAGGCACAGAGCGGTGGTGCGGGTGCTATCCCTGATTTAGTCAAAATTGGGACAATTCCTACTGACACCGCAATTGATGTCGCTACAGAAATTTTAGAACCGGTTTCATTCAGTCAATCAGAATGTCGGTTTGTATTAACAAATAAAGGTATTCTTCATTCAAATTCTCGTTTAACTTTTGCTCTTAGCGGTGATGTGATTAACGCTGCTACGACGGGTGATGATGCTTTCTTACCAGCAAATATCGGTATTGCTTCATTACTACAGAGGGTTCGTTTAACAGTAGGCGGTAAAACTATTTCTGAAATTGAAGATTTCAACCACTATTACGCTTATGAAAGTATGTTTATCCCTCCTGAAACAAATAAGGAGCGTGAACAGGTATTTACAGGTCGTGTAGGTTTAGGTGTTAAACCAACGCTTACACAGCGTCAGACTACTTATGAAGTAGCAGGTAATGCTACACCCGCTACTGCCGGTAATGTTGAAAGTTTAACTGAGGCGGTAAGTGTATGTATTGATAACGGCAAGGATTTTGACCAAAATTTCAGTAGCAATACTACGATTTTAGCAAATGATGTTCTCCCGGGTAATACTCGTCAGGTTTGGGATTTCCAGCGTGAAGAGAATAAGGGTGTTTTCTCTATCTTACTTGCTGATTTATTCCCCTTCTTAAAGATGAACCAACTTCCTCTATTTATGATGAAAGAACAGGTTGCTATCCATTTAGCATTTGAACCGCAGGTATCTACTGCTGCTAATTCTAAGCGTATCTCTACTCGCTTCGGTAAGGCAGCGAATAATGATGCTACTATCAATAGAGATGATGTTAAGATGGTTGCTGATTACATTTTCTATCCTCAAGAAATGATGGAGCAATATATGACAGCAAATCAGAATATGAGTTTCAACTATGTTGATTATCAGTTTGTTAAGCGTGATGTAGCACAGGCAGAATTTGAAGGTCAGTTAATTCAGAATGTCGGTGGTGCTGGTCGTATTGTGAATAAGGTATGTGTTCAGGTAGAAAACAAGAAACCTCTAACTCAGGGACCTATCAATAACTACGGGTCTGATGGACCGCTCGTAACTGCTACAGGCAACGGCACTATTGAGACAAATTTAAGATATAATGATTTATTCCTTTTCCCTATTGACGTAACTAACTCTGCTAGGCAATTTCATAATGTTCTTCAGACAGAAGGTCGTATCCCTCACGTCTCTCGTGATATCTACTCCGGTCAGGGTCAGTTAGCTAAAGAAGCAGTATTCGGTGGATTTGAAAGATACCCTATGGGTTCTGCCTACGGAGGTGGTACATCTGCTCTCAACGCTGATGTTAGGTCTCGTGCTAACTGGCACTGCTATCAACTCAATCGTGGTGAGCGTGTGAATAGCAGAGGTATTGAATTATATGATAAACGCACTACTATGAGCGGTTCATCTACTCTTCGTGCTTGGATACAGGTTGTAAGGATGGCACAACTCAATAACGGAATGATGGAAGTTGTATACGCTTAAATTTACAAAGTGTCATTATGACACTTTACGTTTTTTAAATTATTTTTTAAAATATAATCTATATTAATAACAATATAGATGGAACAAACTATCGTAATTGAATGTAGCAGACAATCAAGTTTAGAAGCAACAACATTTAATAATCAAAATCTCGCTGAATGGACTAATGATTGCGGTGCTGGTGTAGTATTAGATATCGGAGATAAAATACAAGTTCATTCAGGTTTTGTATCTGAAAAGGGTGCTCAGGCAGGTGAAATTGAAATCAAAGAAAGAGATAGAAAAAATAGTGTTAGTGTTAATGTATCAAAAGATATTGAATATAAACAACCTAATCCACCAATAACCTCTATCAATCCTTCACTTGGTCCCGATGAACCTGTAGGTAGTCGTCCTGGATTAACAGAGATATATGATTTTGCTTGTGAGGTAGGTGGTAATGAATTAAGACCTCTGAATATTAATGATGGTGAAACTAATATTATATATTCACCTTATAAGACTGCTAACGGAGAATATTATGCTACATTACCGAGAAGACATATAGGTTGGGATAGTTATAGGGCAGCATTTGGTTTATTAGCACCTGTAGCAAATGAATTCACATCATTTGATGCTAACCAGGGTCCTTATGTTCATAGTGCGGGTTTCACTTTCAATTTGGGTGCTACTGTTACGGGAAATGTAAAATATGCTCTTTCAGGAGAAAAACCTGAATACAATTTTGGTATGGATAATACAAATGCTTGGCAGTTTAATCCTGCTGATTATAAATTAGTCCAAGAAAACGCAACAGAGATACAACCTGGCACAGCAAGCGGACATTATACACGAAGAAAGGGTATGGTCCTAAATGATAATAGTAGATACACACTTTTCAGAGCAGATAAGATATATCGGACAGCAGCAGCAGCAGTTGCCGAAGGAGGTAATGCGAGAGATTTACTAGGTGGTGATGCTTCAAATAGTCCTTCTGATGTAGGAACTGAAGCGTGGACTGATGCTTCAGATTTAAGGGACCCTGCTATATTATTCAATTGGTCTCAGGTTAGAAATTTAGTAACTATAAAATCAAAAGCAGGATTTAATAAACCTGAGGATGTTGCTACTGAACTAACACAGCAGTTAAATTTAAGAGGGGAACCTGTAGAGAAAAAGATAATTCATAGACTAAGACCTTCGGGTGGAACAGACAGATATGTTGAAAAAACATTATATAAATACTATGATAGTCCGTGTTTAAAGTCATACAATTGTGCTACAAGTGTTTGGACTTCAGGACTTTGGTTTGATTTCAAACACGCTTCAATATATGATAAATCAGTAGGAGATGAAGAATTAGATAACGCACAATCATATATGTCTATGTATCAACATATCGGTATCAAAAGACCTGAACTTCATATTCAAGGTCGTGCTACAAATGGTAGTCAAGGATTTTTGAAACCAGCGATATCCGGTGGAGGAGGAGATACTCCGCAAAATGCTCAATGTCTAAATTTAGGTTTACATTGGACTGATGATAATTTAAACGCACTAAATGAATTATTCAAGGTTCAAGTAAAATATCCTGAATTATTTACAGGTATTACACAGCAAGGACCTCATAGTGAAAGTCCAAAAATCTATCATAAAATAACACCCGGTAATCATAGATTTCTTCATTTTAATTTACAAGATGACCAAACAACAGCATTAGACCACGCGGCAGGTAGACATAGACATAATCCAAAAAGTTCATTAGGATATGATTTATACGGGTTTGATGACGAACAAACAGACCCTCCCGACCCTCAACTACCACTTGAACCTTTACCGGCAACAGGATTTTATCACTACGATAATACTATGGCAACATATCCTGTATTTTTAGATTTTAACCCTAATACTATCAATATGAGACCTCAGGATGTAAGTTATACAGATGACGCACTAGGTGGATTTTCAGATATCAACGATTTAGCATATGGATGGGCAAGAAAGATGAGAATACCCGGTGCCAGGCATCCATCAGGAGAAGATACATTTTTCATAGGTATTCAATTCACTTATACAGGAAACGGAGTACCTGAATTTTTATACAACGGAATGTCTCATATTGCTCTATCAACTATCCCTGGAAACGATGGTAGAAGATTTGGTTGGGATTATCATTTTTCAGCATACGGAAATCCTTGTATGATTATGTATTCAGGATTAGTAGGAACAGAAACACCAACTGCGAATGTTATTGATGAAAAAGGATTTTATGAGGTTGCTGCTACCTGTGATGATAAAAATGCTGACCAAGTTAGAAATGTTGCTGGAATGTATCATACAATACAACTAGGTGCCGATGAACCAGCAGTAGGATATGACCCTGATGAAGAAAGATTTTTTATGAGTAATTTACATATCTCTGAAAAATTAGGTAATCCAAGCGACGCAGGAGCAATAGCAATTGTAAACGCATCAGGTATCACTACTACAAATGGCGTTAATCCTAATCAAAACGCAACGGCAAATGTTTATAAAATCAATAAGAGAATGTTGGGTAATAATTATTGTCCTAATGTTGCTCCTTATTCACAGAAATTATTGATACCTGCGGAGATGTCGCAGCAATATCCTGCTCAAACTATCTTCAGTAATAATTTAGAAGCAGGAACACCTTATGATGCTATGGGCGGTATGTTTATTGAAGAGGTAGCAATACCTGAAACAATTTGGGATGAAAACTTGATGGGTGTATTAGGATTTTCATATGACCAATTCAATAATACAGATACAACAAGGCAAGTATCTATCAAAGATAGATTTAATGCTACTAATCTGAAATCACTTACAACACAAGCACCCGTCAATGTAGAAGACTTAATCAATTGGAATAAGAATGGATTTGGTAATAATAATTTTGGATTAACACCGACAATCAATTATCTGAGAAATAAAGGTACTCACAAAGTTCAGGGTATTTATCCTCCTGCTACTATAATTTTACCTGATACTGCTAACAGCACAAGAATAACAGCAGTAGATTTACCTACTAAAACTGAAAGACCTTATTATGCTATCAGAAGTAATATTATCCCTCAAAATCAATTTCTCGGAGGAAACGGAGATTATAGTATAGCAACAGCAGGGGCAGTCAATAGACCTGTTGTAGCGATAGTCAATAAGATAAATGGATACGGAGATTTCTATAGTTCTGAAAGTCAACAACTAACATTCACAAATACAGAAAAAAGAGTAATTACAAGTATTAAAACAAGTGTTCACGACCCTGATGGTAGTTATTCAAAGGTAAATAAAAGTAGTTCAGTTATATATAAAGTAATGAAAACAAAACAGATTGATTTAACACCTGTCAAAACATTATTAGAAAGTAAAAATAAACAACAAGTAAAAGAAGGAGATTTAGCAGCAAGTATGATAAAAGACCCTTCTACTGAAAAACCAGATTATAATTATGCGTTAGATGGATTATTGAAAAATCCCCCTAAAAAATTTATCACCGAAGAAGAGTTCTTCGCCGCGAGGTCTTCCGAGTAGGAGCGATATAAATAGGTGATGTAGCATCATCAACATCGTAAACACCAAGTTTCCAAAGTGCTAAAACACAGCAAACATAATAATCAATATCTTCAATTTTTAATTTATATCTTTTGATATTCTGTATCTGATTGATATAAGATTTGTATATCTTAATCTGTTCAGGTAATTTTCTATTCATTTGTAATCCTGTCATAATCAGTTTAGTCCCTAAACTTCTGAAGTAATCAATATTTTCATTTCTTGTTAATTTATTACAAGTTAAGACTTTTAGATTTTTGTGATAAATAATTAAACTCATAGTGTCATAATGACACTTTACAATTTTAAATCAAATTTAAATTAGTTTTCTAAACTTTTACAATATGTTTCCCAAACTCTAACACATTCTTCTAAATCAGGACACCAAGTATATCCACAGGATACACAGCAACCCTTGTCTCCGCCGTAATCATCATAAGGATAGATAGGGACACTCATAACTGAATTCACTAAAGTTATAATAATAGGTATTACATATCGGGTGTGATACATTGGATAATACATTTTACATTTATTGATATATTTTTTTATATATTAAAATTTAAAATATGACGGATGAAATACCTTTTTTACCTTTTGACCCTGTATCCTTGAATATGAATGATAATGATTTACCCTGTGTGTCAATATTGACACCCTGCTATCGTAGAAGAAATTTCATACCTTTAATGATAACAAATATCATTTCACAAGATTATCCTAAAGATAAATTAGAGTTAGTAATCTTACAGGATGGAGATGAAGATTTATTTATTGATAATACAAGATTAGAAATGTTTAGAGCATCAATACATCCTGTAAAATTAACATACAGATATGAACCTAACGTTAGAAAAAGTATCGGTGAAAAGAGAAACAAACTAGTTAAGTTAGCATCTCATAAGATATATGCTATGATGGATAGCGATGATATTTATTTATCAAGTTATATTAGATATAGTGTGAATGCTCTGAAAGAATACAGAGCAGGGATATCATCAAGTGCTTGTATGACTTTTGTTTATCCTAAATATGATTTCAGAATGACAGCGATACGCTGCGGACATAAGAAGCAGTGCCACGAAGCGTGTGCTGTATTCACTAAAAAATATTTCAAAAAGATGGGTGGTTTCGGTAAGACTTCTGCCGGTGAAGGTGTCAAGATGCTATCTTACAATGACAGAGAGATAATAAATTTAGATATCAATAAATTAATGGTTTGTATTGCTCATAATGATAATACAATTGATAAGGAGCAGTTTAGTACTCAAAACAGAGAATATGCTTCATTCAGAGATGAAGATTTAAAACAACTAATCTGTAAAGTGTTAAATATGTAAAGTGTCATTATGACACTTTAGGATTAATAAGTCAAATCAATATGTGGATAAAAACGACACCTTTTATCCTACGCTAAGAAAAAATACAATTAATTGATAGTTAACGTCAAAAATCACTTTAAATTTGAAATTATATTTTAGTTTGTTTAATCACAATAAATAACAATAAAAATGAGCGACAACACTAAGCAACGTATGAATGACCTTAGCATTGAGTTAATGTTCTCTACTCTTATCACTGATAAGATAGAGAAGGAAATTATCATATCAGGGGAAGATGGATACCCCGAAAGGATTGAGTTTGATATTAAGGAAAGTTGGTTATGCGGTGTAGGCGGTGGGGATTATCAACTTGGAGGTTATGATGTAAACAATACCGACGATTGGCAGTGGGCAACAGATACTTCAGAGCGTAAGTGGGCAAATGCTCCACCGCTTCTTAAGATTATCCACGAAAGATACAGGGATGATGATACTTATGAAATAGATTGTCTTGATGAGGACGATACCACCTATCGTATAATTGATTTCGGACTAAAGCGTAATTTTATTAGGGGATGGGACTTACGACTACAACTTAAGCGAGAAGAGTATGTAGAATGTTGTGTATCTGAAGAAACTATCAGAAAGTGTGATGCTCTATACAATTCATCCAACGATTGTTGGATTAGTAGGGATATTTACGAAGGATTTGACTAAGTTTAAGTAAGACTATGAAATCCGTTCTTATCAATATTAACACTTATATCTTCATATTCACCTTCACTCTCATCACTAGTTTCTATCATACATTCACACTCATAATCTAAATCACATAGTTCTATTATTT